GCATTGATGTAATGGAGTCTACTACAATTAAATCAACCCCAGCATTCATTAATCCGACGCCAACATCCACCATATCACTAATAGTTCTTGCCTGTGAATAGATAAGTTTTTCTGGATTTACCCCCATCTGTCTGGCCCAATCTTCTGAGTATGACATTTCTGAATCAATCCAAGCACACAGTTTTCCTTCTGCCTGTGCTAAGGCAATCATTTGAAGGCACATAGAAGACTTTGCAGAAGACTTGGATCCCCAGATAAGTACTTGTCTTCCGTATGGAAGACCACCACCCAGTGCACGGTTTAAACCAAAACTAGGGGTAGGCTGATATTCATAGTTAACCCCTACGCCACTTCCTAATCTTTTTCTTAACTTAGGGTCTAACTGTGCTAATGCTTCTTCTATACTAACTGACATGTACATCCTCCAATGTTACGGTTCCGTCTTTAGTTTTGCCAAAATTGAACTTATAATATTTGCCCTCTTGAATATGCATATATGCTTTTGGAAACGAAGTTGGAAAAACTAAGACTGAATGAAGATCTCTCTTTGTATCTGCCAATGTAAGTGACGCCATTTTCTTTCCAGTCTTGGTAACTCTTGGCTTAAAAGAAACTACAAACATTTCATCATCTTTAAATGGCAATTGCTTATAACCTAAAAACTTAACAAGAGCATGCGATGATTCTTTTATTTCTTCAGACGGTATGAAAGATACAATCCGATTATCATTACAGAGAACCAAATAAGAGCGACCCGTCTCAATAGTTGTATTTTCATCGTCAAATATACCAACAGACCCAGTTTTGTCCAAAATTTCAACTCGTGACCATCCTTTTCCTCTTTTAATTGACTTAGCCATTCCTAATAAAATAAACGCACCCTTTTCTTCAAAATCACAAACATCTTGAATAAATGCATAATAATGTGATGGAATTGAAAGATTAAACTCTGGAAGATTTAAATACTCATAAATGTTTTCTTTAATTTCTAAATCATTTCTAGGATTATCTGGAAAGGTTGCAGCCCCTACCAATCGCATTGATGATAAGGCACGACTGTTGACCCCATTCCCCTTTGTAAAAGTAAATTCTTCAAGTTCCTTATAAGACTTAAAAGGTCTTGCTGCAATATACTTTCTTGCAATATTATCAGATATATACTTAATTCCAGTTAGTCCAAATCTTATGCCCTTACCTTCAATTTTAAAATCTAGATCAGAATCATTAATGTGTGGCAATTTAATTGATATACCCATGCGTTTTGCTTCAATCAAATATTCTGTACGCCCATCTTTATCTTTTTCATTTTTAAGAAGAGCAAACATAAATTCAAGAGGATAATAATATTTTAGCCATGCCGTCCAATACGAGAGCGTAGAATAAGCAACCGCATGACTCTTGTTGAACGAATATCCCGCATGCGCTTCAAAGTCATGCCATAAATCACGAGCCTGATTAGGACTAATAAACCTAGAAGCACCTTTAATAAACTTTTCCTGAAACGCATCAAATTCTCTTGCATCTTTCTTTTTACCAATAATCTTACGAACCTTATCGGCTTCAGACCAAGACATCCCTCCCAACTCAACGCAAGCCTGCATAACCTGCTCTTGGTATAGGATACACCCATATGTTTCTTCTGTGAAAGGCTTCATGGTCTGATGAAGGTAGTTTACCGCCTGTCTGCCGTGCTTACGATCAATATAGTCTTTTCCAATAGTATTCATTGCTCCTGGGCGGACAAGCGCATTTGACGCTGCAAGTTCATTAAAGTTCTTTACGCCCATTTTAACCAATAGGTTTGTATATGGTGTTGCTTCGCACTGGAATACACCTTTTGTATACCCGTCCGAAAGCATCTCGTAAACTTTTGCATCTGCTAAGTCTAAGGATAGTAGATCTATTTCTTTGTAATGATTTTCTTTTATCATTGCAACTGCATCCTTAATAACGCTTAGTGTTTTTAAACCAAGTGCATCAATCTTAATTAGACCAATATTTTCTGCTTCCCCCATATCTACAGCAACTACAGGAATACGCTCATCACTACCAGTAACAGAACGAGTTTCCATTGGTGCATACTTAAAGATAGGATCTTTACTTGTTACAACCCCCGCAGCATGAACTCCAGTTCCTCTAATACGGCCACGCAACTGCTCACCATACATTTCTACTTCTGGATATTTTTCTCTAAACCATGCAGAGTTTTTAGAACTGCAATAGTCTTCCCAGGTATCAACAGTTTTCAAAACTTTATTTACATCTGTCAGGGGAATATTAAGTGCTCTTGCTACGTCTCTTACAACACCCTTATCTTTAAACTGTAAGAAAGTTGCAATAGATGCTACGTGTCTGTATTGTCTAACAAGATAATCTTTAACCTCATCACGACGTGTATCTTGAATATCTGTATCAATATCAGGAAAGTCATTACGTTCAGGGTTAATAAAACGGAAGAATAGAAGTCCGTGCTCAATTGGATCAATTTCTGTTATACCAAGCAAATAACAAAGCAAAGAGCCAGCAGAAGATCCGCGACCTGGACCAACCATAATTCCTTCTTTTTTAGCCCAATTAATCATATTACGCACTACAAGAAAATATGGAGCAAATTTTTTCTCTCTAATAATATACAACTCTTCATCAAGTCTTTGTTCATAAACATCATTGCCAAGCCAGTTACTATTCAATCTTTTTTCTTCTAATGCAGCAAATGCAATATTAGCAATTTCTTTATCAGGATTTCTATACTGAACTGGAAGAAGGTTAAGACCTTCCTTTATATCATATTCTTCAATCTTTTCGGCAATTTCATTGGTAGAAATAAACATTCTTCATCTCATCATAAGACAACAAGTGAATATCAAACTTATTAAAACTCATCATTCTGTCTGCGCCATACAGATAGTCAAGGCGTTCCATAAAGTTAGACTTTTTCTTTGACTTATCGTATGTAACATCTTTTTCTAACTTTGCATGAGTATTAAGCAAAAGCATTAACTCTTGAATTTCTTTTTGACTGGTATCAGAGTGGTGACAGTCTGGTGTCACAACAACCTTTACATCCATAGCCTTTGCTAAATTTATTAAACCTTTATTAACATGCTCAGGGTTATGTGGCATAACTTCTATGTAATAATCATCGCCAAATTCTTGTTTAAACCACTGTATGTGTTTCTTTGCAACTGCAAGTTCATCTAACTCTACCGCTTTTGCAATCCATCCGCTTAAGCATGCAGAAGTTACAATAATACCTTCTTTATATTTCTTTAATGTATCAAAATCAAATCGTGGTTTGCTAAAAAATCCTTCAGTCCATGCAATTTCATTAATCTTATTAAGATTCTCAAGACCTACTTGGTTCTTAGCGAGAAGGACTATATGATGATAATTTTGATCAAGAGGATCAGTGCGGTCTGCTTTTGCTCTCTTGTCTGCCATATCAGTAGTCATATAGCCTTCTACGCCAAGTATTGGCTTAATGCCCTTTGCTTTTGCAATACGGTGCAGTTCCCTATGCCCAGATAAAGTACCGTGGTCAGTAATGGCAATTGCTGTCATTCCTAACTCAACTGCACGGTTAATGTATTCTTCTGGAGTAGCAACACCATCCATCAATGAATAGTGTGTGTGAACATGTAAGCCAACGTAATTCATCTTACCAATCTACGTTGGTTGCAGATGAAGTTGTTGGGCCATCAAAACCCAAATAGAATGCTTCTTGCTCGGCATAAGGTATTTTCTTTAGTGCCAACTCAAGAGCATATGGCTTAATTTCGGACCAATCAAATGGCTCCTTGTCTGGCGAACCTGGAATAGTTGTATAAGATGTTTCAGTTCCCTGACCATTACGCTTTACTTTCCATACTACATTTGAAATGCTTCCTGTCTCAAGTGCGTATTCACGAATAGTATTAAATGCTGATTGCTTGCTTACTCCCATTGACCAAATAGCCACATAGGGTGGTTCAATTCCATCGTCAACCAGAACATTGCAGTAGAAGCGAAGACGTGCTCTCCATCCAGCCTTTGGATCTTTGCGGTGCATCTCTTCTGCCCAATCACGACCCTCTGATTCCATTGTATCTACAGCCTTGCGCTTATAGTCTTTTGG